AAAAAAAAGGAGCATAGTGTCTCTATGCCCCTTCTAATGCTATATCCCTTGGGATAAAGGAGTAATTGTAAGCCCTGATGCAGTATTGATAGCATTAATTAGAGCATTCATTGCAGTGTGCTTACCATCATCTACAGTAACCAGTGTAATAGTCTTTTCAGACTTCTGAACTGATTCATTGCTTCCTGTATAGAGATAGTGAATATCCAGTACATCATAAGCTACACTTGGGTCTACCAAGTAAGTAGTCTTAATAATGTTAGGATAACCCATTCCTCTGTAGATGTCACCTCTTGCACCCATACAGAAGTATTCAAGGTCTGCAATAAGATGTCCATTAGGAACAGTCTTCTTAGGAGTAACTACAGTTGCAACACCCCAAAGTCTATCTTCACCATCAACTGTGATAGTCAAGAACTGAGGAGTAAAAGGAATAAATGCCTGAGGCATCATACCAAGAACCCAAGGTTGTTCAGCTTCTTCAATGATTATTTTATCATAATCACTCTTACTAAGGGCAGATTCCTTAGTGGTAGCTGTTACTGGAACATCAGTTCCATTTGCTGCTGTACTATTAAGGTAAATATTCACAAGAGGAGTAGATTCTGTCTTATTCTCAAGGTTCTTAGCCAAAGAAATAGCCATCTTCTTGTAGAACTCTGATGCAGTCATTCCACTTCTTGCAATTACTTCACCATACTTGAAGTATTGGTCTTCCTCTGACAAACCAATATATTGTCTGAAAGCCAATCTCAAGATATAATTCTGACCTGCTACAGGAGTTGCAGATACACCTGCATCAAGAGTAACTGAGTATCTAACCAGCTTATGAGCCAGAGCTTTTGATGATGTAGCCTTTGCATACAATATATGCTTAAGGTCAATCTTATCACTTGCTACAATCCCAGCAGGAGACATAGACTGAAAATACAGAGTAGTCTTAGTTGTATCTGCCTTTGGTACAATATCACCAACAGTTGTAAGAACTTCTGTATTACCTTTGGTAGTCTTTGCAACATATAGCTGTCTTACTTGATTTATACTAAAAACTGCCATAATTAATAATTGTTTTTAATTAGTTTATAAATTTTGTTTTTATTCTTTATTTCCTGTCAGTTGAGTTTTACTTATTATGGCAAGCTGTACAGCCCTTTCAAGTATTGCTCTGTGTACTACAGGATTTAGTTCACATTCACTTTCAGTACTTATACCATTGATACTTAGTCCATCAGGTAAATCTACCAGTATAATAGGAGTAGGTTGAGAGATATATCTCATTAAATATTTGTCCACATTATACTTGCTGATTAATTCAGCTAAATCACTTTTTATATCAAGTCTTAGTACTCTGTCTTTACTTGGTCCTCTAAATGGATTATCTTTTGCTCTATATAAATCATCCTGTGGTAATGGAACCACACTTGCCTCTATACCATCTAAGCAACCTAATCTACTGTCCTTGAGGAGTGCCACTTCATAAGTAATGAACCAAGTATCTTGTGGTATCTCAAAGAACACTGAATCTTTTGATAATCCAAGCTTTCCTGTAACCTTAGTACTTGTTTCATAGGTCTCCACCAAATTGCTCAAATATCTTCTTAGTTCTTCTGTCTGTTCAAAGGACTTACCATAAATAACATTCCTTCCAGAGTAGATGTCAATAATCAATTGTTCTTGAGCATTAGTGAGAAATGTTGATTTCTCATATTCATCAAGGGTTATATTAGGAGTGATACCAAATGAGTTAAGTAAAGTACTGAATCCATCAGAAAATTCTTTATTAGTCATACTTTATATTTTTACTCTGACCTTTGTCCTAATTCAACACTTGCTTGCAAATCTCCTTGGTAAGCTGCCTTAGCCAATTCAACTGCCCTCTGTAATACCTCACTATGAATAATTGGGTTAAGCTCACATTCTGAAATAGTGCTTACACCATTTATTGTGACATTACCATATTCAGAAGATAGATTAGTAGTGATAATTGGAGCAGGTCTTCTTATATACCTTACCTTATAGTCTGTAATAGTTTCATTACTGTTCACTATTAGTTCTACAGAGATATTGTTTATAGAAGAAGTAATTATTCTCCATGCCTGATATTTAACTGGTTCCTTGTAAGGTCTTGACATAAGCCTTGTATAATCAGAATAACTGATTGGAACTATCTGTTTAGTTCCTGCATTAGTATCAACAGCCTCATTTATAACCAAGAATAAGTCAGCAGGTAAATCATATACCTTAGCTCTCTTATCAAAGGTGATAGTAGGAGCACTTGTATTAAGTACTCCTTGCCCTACCTTTATTAATTCTGAAAAATCTATTTGTCTTTTTGGTGAATCATCTAATCCTTTTCCATACTTATTACCTGCTGGTTCAAAATAGTTCTTAACTATCTCTTCTTGAGCCTTAGTAAGCAGTACAGACTTTTCATACTCATTTAACCCTGGAGCAGCATTGCTCATTATGTTGTTATAGAGTACATCAAATTCATTAGAAAATTCATTAACATTCATATCTTTATTCTTTTAGCTTTGCTTCCAGACTGAACTTCAATTCTTGTCTCTTAGGAGCACTTAAGAACTTAGCAGCTACACTCAAAGTAGGTTCTTCATTATTTCCACATAGAGGAGAACCATCAGATTTCAGGTATAACATACCACCTCTGTTACTAATTAGACCTTCTTCAATAGCCTTCTTAATCAGAACTTTAGTATCAAGATACTGGTCTTCTGCAACTCTTAAGAAAAGTTTTGGGTCAGCTTGAATTAGCTTGTTAATCTTCTCATGTAAGAATTCAATCTTAGTTGTCTTAGCAAGAGGTCTACCATCAATAGTTTCAATGATTACTCTCAGCTTATCAGCATCATCTTGAATTTTACCAAACTTCATGTATGACTGCATTGTAGCATTCATTTCCTTCTTAGCAGTCTTAGCTTCCTCACCTTCCTGTACAATTACAAACTGATAAGTCATTTTAGGTCTGTCTTGCAGCTCTTGAAGGGAAGATGCAATATAGTCCTTGTTTGCTAAAAGGGTTTTATATTTGATATAATCATCAGGGTCAGCTAAGTTCAAGAAATTATCTTGCTTAGTCAATCTCACTGTATAATTATCCCAGAAATTATCTACCTTCTTATAGATAGATAGAGCATTATATTCAAGACCCATTATCTCTTCAAGGTAGGCTTTCTCTTTATCAGTGAGGGCATTTACATACATACCAGAACTTAATCTTGGTAGAGTAAACCATCTTACTGCTGCTTCTGCCATACCCCCATATAGGATATGCTTAGGGTTTGAAACTAAACCAGTTTGCTTGGGAACAAACCTTACTATAACTCTTTCATTTCTTAGGCAGCTAATAAGTTCATCATTGTCCTCTGTTACTGCTTGTTTCTTTGTTTTTCTTGTCTTTGGTTCCTCAAAGAGGTTATCCACATCAGGTACAACTGATGTTTCCTTCATAATCTCTTCATCATCCAAAACCATCTCACTAACTTCTTTTGCCATATTACTTCTCCATTTAATATTTTAAAAAAGAAAAAGGGAGGAGGAATTACCTGCCTCCCTTTTATTTATGCTTATCCTTGCAGAATCGCAGGAATTAATGACATAGTTCTTGTTGGGTCAAGCACACAAACACCCAAAGTAGCCATTCTGTGAATTACAGCAGAGTCCTCATCAAATGACATATAAGGATTACCCTTTTGTCCAGTGAAAGGATTTCTAATACCCCATTGGTATCCTCTGTACTCATTGTCACCCTTAATCTTACACTTGAAGATATTAGGTTGGTCCATAGTACCAATATACCAGATGTCATATCTGTAAGAGAAAGCTACACCACCATTTGGATGTAAAATCTTATTTCTTACTGGGTCATCATAGAATGGGTCAACATCCAATCTCACTCTAACACCATTAGGAGCCTTGTATTCAACAAATTGGAAACCAGCACTAAGTGCATTGCTATGAAGTCTTGACTGAACTTTCTCAACAACTCTTGTAGAGTTATTATCAAGTACAAATGTAGTCCAACCAGATACAGTCTTCAATACTTCCTTATGGAACTGAATAGCACCTCTTTCACCAGTCTTGATTACAAAGAGTCTATCATCCATTGCAAGTTTAGAAGCTGATAGTTCATACAGTGCATCTTCAAGTAACTTCAAGCTGAATGTATTATAGTACATAGTATTAGCAACCTCTGTTTGTTCAAAGATACCAGCACCAGTCTTAATAGCATTACCTGATTTACCAAAGTTCATGTATTCACCATTCAGATTTCTGTTTGAAGTACCCCATGCCATAGCATTGTTCTTGTACTCATCAAATTGAAGTTCTACTTCCCAATCTACATAGTGCATCCACATGTTTGCAGTGTCCTTCACTTGCTTTCCACTTTCAAGATTCCTAACCATAGGAATACCTATAGCAAGTTTCTTGTTTAGCTTATTACCAGCTACCTTGTGTTGGATTCTGATTGTAGTCCATTCATTTCTCATGCTTACAGGAGAAGTGAATCTAACATCACCAACCTTTCTTGAAAGTTCTTTTTCTACAGGAGCAAACTCAATAGAGAATCTTTCTCCTTGTTGCAGTCTTTCAGCAGGAACACCTTGAGTATTACCACCCATAAGTTCTACTTTGTACACTGCATTAGTACCTTCCATTCTTGCATCACCAAGGATTCTAAATGGATATACTTGGTTCAAGTTACCTACAATAACTTCACCATCTGCAAACCAGTCTTCTGGGAATACCAGATAGAAAGGAGATGTACCAACTCCCACATTAGCTGCATTAGCAGTAACTACAGTACCATTTTCATCTCTTGCCTCAACAAGAGGAATGTTTCTCCTTGAAGAACCAATAACATCCCAGTAGTATTCATTATCATCTTCAAACTCTCTTACAGGGAATGAATTAAGGAATGTATCCAAGCTCTTTCCTCTATAGAAAGCCAACAGTTGCACCATAAGGTTTGTAGCCTTCTGAGGTGCTTGTTGGAAGATAGCTCCAAGGTGGTTGTCACTTGTCAGACCCTTCCAGTGTTGGAAGCCTAACATTTGAAATTTACCTAATTTACCAGCCATAATCTGTTAATTATTTTTGTTAGTTAATATGTTTTTAGACATCAAGGTCCCAGCCCTTTCCAATATAAGACTCAGTATCTTCCTCAACTCCTCCAACATATCTTGGATTACCTGATGAATTTCTTGCAGTACTACTGAGTTTATGTTCTAATTCTCTAAGACTTTGCTTGACTTCTTTCTTTACTTTACCTTTTATAAGACCATCAATATTTTTGAAGCCATCAGTCATAGTGAACAATACAGACAGATACTTTCTGAACTCAACTGGATTATCCATTTCATATTTCTGAATGGCAGTCAAATATTCTCCATCTTCTGTTTTAAAGACAGGCTTAGTAATATTCTCAAATGCTTTTTGTCTTGTAGTCTTATCAAGTGTAATACCTGTAAATACTTCCTTGTCCTCAAGCATTGATTTCTTTAATTGTGCAGCCTCTTCTTTAATTTTCCTTTGTTCTTCTTTTGCCTCTTCTTGAGCTTCCTTGATTAAGTCCTGATATTGATTGCTAAAGTATTCTCTGTTACTTTCCAATGCCTCTTTTGCATCTTCAATATCTGTGCCAGCATTGAAAGATTTCTCAACCTCTCTCTTAGCTCTGGCTTCACTATAACCTCTGTTCCTAAAGTCTTGATAGATTAAGTTCTTTCTCAATCTTTCACCCTTTTCAGTTTCATCAGTTATATATTCCTCCTTGATTGCATCCAAATTAGCAAGGGTTTGTTCATACCTTCTTACTTCATCTGGTTCTACATCAGCTTGTAATGCAGCATCAATTCTCTTTTGTCTTTCATCTAACCTTGCTTGAACAGTCTTTTCAACTGCTTCTGCAAAATCTTCTGGAGTCTTGATACCATTTAATGTATCATCATCAAGGTCAGGGAAGATACCTTCTTCTTTCAAGGCACTGGCAATGGAAGAGTAGAAGTTAGTTTTGGGAGAAGTACCTTTGTCCTTTTCAGATTGGGTATCTTCCTCTTCTTCTTGATTATCTTTTCCACTACCTACGCTCTCTGGATTATCAAATAAATCATCAGGATTTATCTCTTCTTCCTCAGTAGTTTTTTCATTTTCTTTGTCTTCTTTCTCCTTTGGGGCAGGTGGAGTTACCTGTGTTTCTTCTTCACCCCCATCATCAGAAAATAGATTCTCTACATCTATTTCATCCCCTGTCATAATGAGGTCTTCACTTAATTCTCCTATCATATTTCTACTCCTTTAGTTATTAAACTGATGCAAAGATAGTAGGAGTTTATGACTTCTACAACATAGTAAGTGAGGCTCTTGCAACTCTATAAATAAATTACTTATTTACTGCCAAAAGATAAGGGTATAGTAATAATACTACACCCTTCCCATTTCTACTTCTTTGTAGGTTTCTTTCCACCTGATTTACAAGTCTTTGCCATAATAATCTCTCCTATTCTATTGTTAAACTAAGTTCCTCTCCAAGGAGTTTTGCTTTCAGCATAACTGAATATAACTCCTGAAAGGTAGCTGTGCTATTAATAACTTGCCCTTTTATTTTGTTTTCTCCCACAAGGATACAACCTAAGGTATCCTCAGCTTTATTACCAACATGGATTAGTACCCCCTCATATCCTTTCACATCTATAAGTCTGGGTAACTTTCCTCCACAGAATTTAGCCCATGACCTATCCTTGAATTTAGGACTTACAGTATTCATATCAATCTTGTAAGTTCCATAAGGAATTGCTGTCTGTCCATAGACCTTCTTACTCTGTATCTCCAGAAGAGATTGTGTTTCATTAAGACCTCTGTCAGTGTCTTCAAGAGTATCACATTCATAAACTCCATTTACATAAAGTTTACCTATAGTATATTGAGGTCCTTTGAATGTTCTTTTGAGTGTTAGTTTCATGTGGGCTTAGTTACTAATGTTACATTCTTTAATACATCACCAGAGATTACATCACTACCAGACTGAGTTACAAAACCTGCCTTTGATACAGACCAAGTAACTGTATGTCCTTTAGCTGCCCTAACACTCTTAGTAGTTGAACCATTGATAACTACTCTAGCATCAGCAGGAGTAGGATTGATAGTATAGGTATATCTCTCAGTAATAAGAGATACTAATTTACCATCAACTCTCTTTTGAATATCAATTATTTTACCCTCTATAATCTTATCCTTGATTACAAGGATTTCATCATCTGTTATTTCATTAGGGTCTCCTTCAACTATTCTTGAAAGACT